TTCTTCACGTGTAACAAATGGGAAAGACTTTTCTGATCTTGATGTCTTGTCAAATAATACAGCACTGTTACTTAAATCAATTGGGAATACAAAGAAATCATTCATACGAATATTTGTAGTTAGAGTTCCATTCTGTTTTGTTCCAGAAGCATAATCTCTTGCTGGTGCTATAGCAGAATATTTATTTAACATATATCTATCAGTTCTGTTATCATCATGAATACCAGTAATAACACGAGTAACAATACGTCCAGCACCACCAAGATTTCTTACACTATTCTTCGCATTGTCTACAGAAAGAGAAGTTTTTGTAAGTCTATAATCCTTGTAAACAAACTGTGTAGGAGTCTTCATAAATTTATCAAGTCTCTGAGACATTTCAGCACCATCATAGAAAATATAATCTGCTACAAGCTTCACCTGTGTAGTATCAATCTTGAACTGAGTACCACTTGAAGCATTACTATCAACAGAAACACGTCCAGTAGAACTTAGAGGCTCCCATACTAGGTCTATCATTACTTCCTGCTTCATAGCAAAAAGTGGAAGATTTTTTCCCTTTAGGAAAGGAAATAATTCTCCAAGCGTTACAGAAAAAGTTGGCTCATTATTGAGATCAGTGTAAACACGATTCTTTAATGCTCCACCAAATGGTTCAACACCAGTATCAAGACCATAAGAATCAGCAGCACTATTTGACTGAGATCCAGCAGTATTATCATATACAAATTCATGACACACCTGTCGTCCACTCATTACAGATTCACGATCCTTGTTCATTTCATTTGAAATAAACATAGACTCATAGGACTTAAAGAAATTGTAATCATCCGTTTCATCTACGGTATTACCTCCAACACGTAGAGTTGCTCTACGAATTAGAGAATGACAACCTATTCCGAGGGGGAAAAAAGCACCATCAGCAGTTGAAGCATTTTTCTTTACAGCAAGAGTAATTCTTGAACCATCATGAAGATAGCCCTTGTTTTGAAGAACCCAACGGCAACTAGTGTCATTACAAACAATTGGGTCGAGCACATCCGATGTGACATCCATAGCCATATTAGATTGAATTTCTCCTACCTTAATAAGGTCAGGAATATTTCCTTCATCCATTTTAGGAGGGTCAATAGGGAGAGTTTCTTGAATATCAGCCATATTTTTATAATATGAATTACATAAAAAAATAAATAAAAAAAAAATTTAAAACTTCATTTAGGAAATAATCTGGATGCCCTGTGGAGAATATAGCATTGTCTGTCTTGAATGGACAAAAAGGAAAAGAGCATTCGGAGAATCACTGTCAAGTCCCACCTCCATCTGGATACCAAAAGGAGTTGTGGAAAAATCTTCACCTACACCAGTTCCAGAAGTATCAAATGGAACTCCTAGGCATTCCATTACACCTCCTTCAGCTGTTAGAGGAGTCGTGACTCCAGTGTAAAGTCTGTTGGTATTTACAGGAGATATCTGAGACTTAATATTATTTGGCTTAATACTATCACGAGCAAAAGTTACCACTTGAGGATCTACTACAGTAGTATTTTCACTATCCTTTACATTTGTATCAAGATTAAAATTGAAAGGCATACGACGACCTGCCTTGGTTACAATTATTGATTTTATAGGTGCCTGGCTACCATCACTGTTGAGAGGACTAGTAGTAGCATAAGAATTGTAAGCCAAATTATTTAGATATTTTGAAGGACACATATTCATGAAAACACCAAGAGTTCTTGATGTTCCAAGGTTGAAGTTAACTACAGCATTAGCAGAATTAATTACATTGAAATAGGAAGTAATAGCATTGTAGGTGACTTGACCAGAAGACGGCTGTTGCTGCTGAGGAACATTTAATTCACAATGAAGACGGACATTTTCTAGTTCATAAAAAGCATCCGTAAGACCTATAGTAATTCCATTAAGAGCATATAACGCTTGGGCATCTGGTGCTAAAGTTAGAGAAATTTCAACTCCCCCAAGTGCTGAATCATCAAGGGGCAGTAGGTTTCCAGAACTTAAAACTCCTGTAGGGATATTTACACAAAATCTAGAGCCGTGGGCAGTAGCAGGGAAATCAACTAATTCTCTCTTTTGAGTTTCGTAGTTAGGTACAGAAAGTGACTGATTGTTAGAAAAAGTCATTTTTTCCTCACGAGATGCTACATAAGGATTGTATGAAGCAAGGAAACGTCCATAGTGATTTATGGTTTCCATTACCTGACGGGACCTCTGAGATGTAATAGTTACTTTATCAATAATTGAATAGAGAGCAAGTTTTTCATCAATACCAAGTTGGTCGGCAGTAGTTGGTTTAGTTCTATTAGCATCCTTATAAAACTTAATATCTCCAGAAAGTCTTACACTACCACAATCAAGAAGATGAGGCTGTGAACCTATTAGGAAAGAAACAATTGGATTTCCTTGCTTATGGGAAATTTTTTGTGTAGAATTAATATTAGAAGGCTGTATCTCGTTGTAGATAATACTCATTTTTATAATACTTAATATATATTATTTTATATGATATTATTTTAAAAAAATTGTAAAAATATTTACACTTCGACAGAAATACCATCACCACGGATAACTATTCTACGAAGGTGGTATACGAAATTACACCAGAGCAAATCCTTTTCAGGAGGGTTGGCTACATCTTGATAATGGACGTTAAGACGTAAATCTTTATTTCTCATATCATAGACACCATTATTGAGAGAAAATGTTCTAGCTACAGCAAAATTCTCATTGAATCTTGACATCTGTAGGGCAGGCATACCAGCAGCCTGAAGAGCTTTATCAAGTTCAAGTAGAGGAATAGCATCTACAGAACTCTTTGAAGATATTTTTTCTGTATTGACATTCAAGCTAGGCTGATTACGTCCGTCATAGAAAAAGAAATATTCTGTGAGTCTGTTAGAAATTCCAGCAATACCACTTTGTGAAGAAAGTAACTTATAGTCTTGAGAGTTAGAATGAATTTCATAAGTTCCATTACAAGAAATCTGATCCTTACCAGAATACACAGAGGCATCCGTAGGAACACAGATAACAGACTTAGCACGTTGATGATTACCAGGGATTCCAATATTTGCTACACGGTCTCCCTTGAGTTGAGAATAATTATAAACTTGAGTTGAAAGAAAATCATAACACATCATTTTACCACATTTTAATTCTTCCATTACTTCCTTTTGAGCATTAGCACCTAAATCAATTTGATTTAGTACAAGTTCTACATTGCTCATAGAATATGTGGGAGAATATGATGTAGCAGCAGAGACTGCCGTAGAAACTAGGAAAATATTTCCAGCATTTGTTACATTAGAACCATTATTTGTAACAGAAGCATTTAGAGTAACTTTAACATACTTATCTGCTCCAGCTCCAGAAGTTTCAATTTGCTTAATAATAGCTGGTGCTGAAAGATTGCTAACAAATGCTGAATCTGTAGAAGCAAATTTAAATGTTTCTCCGACAACTAGAGGGAAATTATCAACTTCCCAGTTGTTGTTATCATGTTTAATAAATATTGTATTACTTTCAGAACCATTTACCCACGAATCTGGGCTACCAGTATTACCATCAAGAGAGTGGAAAAGTGGGTTGAGTGTGAGCCTACGGTTTTCATTTACTGAATCAAGCTGACGGAAGCATTTCTTATTTTCTGAAGTAAGAATTGAAATAAATAATCCATTCATTAAACCACAAGGAACAATACGGTCATTTTGGAAAAGTCCTGTATGAAGGGGAAGCTTCAACTTACACTGTGTATATTTATTTGAGTTCGTAAATGCTTCACTTGTAGGGTCAGCAGCTACATTTTTATAGTAAGGAGTATACTTATGATTTGCTAGTTGAGACTTAGTAGAACCACGAGTTCCACGAGAATCAGGAGTCCATACTCCAGCACCTTCATTCAATGCTCTAAGATTCTTTAGAGTTTCATTTGAATGGTAAGCATACTTCATAGCTACATGAACTGGGTAGTGTCTAATTTCCTCCAATAATTCGGTCTTGTCTCCGCTGTGAATTCGAATGGTATCTAGTAAAATATTTCCGCCGATGAGTTCATCTAACTGGAGACGAGTCTTCGAAGCACTTTCATCTTGTGAAATAGTTAAATCAAATTGGAGGTAAGAATTTTGAGGTTTGAAATATTCTACATTAGGGGGAATGTAAAATTCAATAACTTTTTGAGCATTATACGTGAGTCCATTCTGAGATAGAATAGCAACATAATCCTCTTTAAGTGGAATCTTGTTATCAGCTACGAAAAATCCTGAAGACATATTTTATAATGTAATCAATATAAAAAAATAAATTAAAAAAAATAAATTAAAAATTACCTTGTAGCAGCAAATGATCCAGCCAGAGATGCTTGTGCTGTTTGTGGGATTGCTGGAGGTTTTGTAGGTGTAGAATCTGTAGCAATTTTCTTTGCTGTGCTAACTGCTTCACCTGCTGCTGAAGCTACTCCTCCTGCTGCTTGAAGAGCCGTTCCAAAAACACCAGCTAATTGTAGACCAGGAATAAATCCAAGCATATCAAGGGCAGTTCCTCCAATTGTAGCTACATTTCCAAGTCTTTCTTCCCAATTATCTCCAGCTATTCCTTTTGCCTTTATATCAGCAGCTATATCTAAACCAGAAGAAGCAATACCACCTAAAACTCCTACACCTTTACCCAAGGCTCCAGCTACCTTAGCACCCTTTCCAACATCTTCTAGTGCCGTAGCAGCACCTCCAGTTTTACTTAACACATCAGAACCTTCAGCTAAAGTTCCTTCACTTGTTGTAATAGCAGCCGAAGGTTTTTCAGCTAATTCATCAACTTCTTCACCTGCTGCTGCTGCCTTTGGTTTTAATTCATCTGGTGTCGGTTTTACTTCAGTAAATCCACCAAATCCAGCCCCTCCCTTCTGTGCTTTTTGATAAGCATTTAATGATGTTTTAAAATTACTCATAGCAACTGATTCTGTAAGAGCATCTTTAACTCCAGACATAATACCTTCTTGTTTGTCATTTCCTACAGCCACTTTAGCAGCAGTAGTAGCATTTTCAATTGCTTTCTTATTAAATTCTCTTATACTTTCATTCATATTCTGTACAGCACCCATTCTTGAGTTCCCTAGAGAAATAGCACTACTCATGTTATATCCATCCATATTTTATAATAGTATATACAAATTAATTTTACGAGATATTTTCTAATTTATTTAGTTCATCTTGTTTTTCTTCTTCACTTTGATCTGCTCCTCCAGTAGCTATTAGTTTCTGGAAGTTATGAAACATCTCAGGAGGATTCTTTGATAGCTTCATATAACAGAAATCATATTTCTTTTTACAACATTGCTTATATAATTTTAACCAGTTCTCACTACCCTTGAACAGGTCCCCGAACTCTTCAGAAATAGCAAAAAGTTCTCGTTGATTAGGGAAAGGACTTCCACAAATGACAGATGTAGCATTAGATCTTATGATAGGATCCACAGCACCTCTGAATTTTTGAACACTTATAACTAATAATTTTATTCCGTAGTGTCTACTACGTGTAACTAAATTTGCTATGTTACTATCTAGCATCCCCACACAATCATCGAGAACCAAAGCTATCTCTTTTGTAGGATCATCATCTCCTTTAGCTGTTTGTCTTTGAATAATATTTTGAATTAATTCAGGACTATACGTATCATGACATTCAAATCTCTTTTTCATAAATCTTGATGTACTATCCATATTTATTGTAGGTGATATTACAACCACTCCCCCTGGGAAGAAGTCCTGACCATAAAAATTATCATTAAGAAATAATGAACTAATTACTGTAGATTTCCCTGTTTGCCTTGGACTTATCATAAGTAAACATTCACCAGCACCTTTTACACCCACACCTACATCAGGTAAGTTAGGATGATGATATTTTGCTGTTCCAGAATTTTCATCTATTATCGGAATAATTTCTGGACCTTCCATCTTTATTATACTTTAGAAATTATTTTTTTAAATTTAACTTAATTGAGAATTTATACTTTCAGCATCCCACGTCCAAATTCTTTTTCTTGGGTAATCTCCTTCCATCGTTTATATAAACAATAAATCTTTTTTTAAATTCATTTTATAACAAAAATAATATGAAGCATAAGGTGGAGTATAATTTTTATTTATACTTTCTAAGTGTTTAAATTTTATTCTATTGTATGGAATTATTATTTGTAAATGATCTTTAAAATAATCTTGAAAATATTTATATGATAACATTACACTTGGGGCAACTATTATAAATGGTTTATCTAAGTTTTTTAATTTTTCAAATATTTGTTTTTTTTTACTGAATGGTGGATTATCAATTACAATATCATAATCAGGAGTATATGAAAAAAAATCTTTGTCTTCATGTATAATATCATACCCCATATCAGAAAAATATTCTTTCTGCTTACCATCACAGTAAAAAGGACTCCATATTTTTTTATTTTCTGGAATGTATTCTTTTATTCTTTCCCAATCATCTTTATTAGTAATGTAATTATCAGAATCTTTATCATTTGTAAAGCTCATTTACTTTATAAAATATTTTTATTGTGTGAAAAAAACGTTCTTTGAAAAAAATCCTTGATCTCCATAATAGGCTTTAGGTGGATATACCATTTGCTTAATAGCTTCTTCGTGTTTTTTTCTTTCTACTTCTTCGTCAAGTTTTTTCTTTTTTTCTGCTTTTCTCTGTTGACGTAACATTTCATTTTTTACCAATGCTTCATCGATAGCCTTCTGTATAATATCAGGATCTATATCAGCCTTTGGTCTTGGTGGTGGTACATCATTCACAATATCTTCTAATTCTTTTTTTTTACTTGCTTTCTTTTTTACTTCTGCCTTTGATTCTAATTCTTTTAATTCTTTTCTTTCAATTGCTTTTTGTTTACGTGCTTGAACTGCTTTTTGTCTTGCTAATTTTAATTTTTCCTTATGCTCTTCACTCATAGGCTTACGAGGTTTTTTTATTGGTGCTACTACAGGTTCAACAGTCTTCTTCTGCTTTACAAATATTTCATCTGTATCAATATTTTTTTTTGGGGGTTCAGGTTCTTCAATTTCTTCTTCTTCTTCACTTTCAGGAGGAGTCTCAATTATTAAATCAGGATCATTCACAATATCAGGTAAAATATTTGACATTCTTTATATTATACTTTATATTTTATTGTAAATACATAAAAAAATATTAAAAAACTTATAAACTAAATATTTATATTTTAGCACGAATATGAAGACATACAACGGATGAACCAACAACACTCTCAACATATCTTTCTTTCTTGTCTACAAAATCAACTCCTAAATTATTTATTTGAATATCAACAGCATTATTGAGATCGAGATATGTTTTTTCACCAGGTTCAAAGAATAGACCACCAGTCTGATTACCACCATTATCAAAACGAGGGCAATGGTAAATGATACTGGACTGATTACCAGTAGCTCCATTTGTGCTTCTTTGTGTGAGACCATTTATTCTTAAAAATACTGATTGATTTGAAATTAATTTAGGTGTCGTTGAAGATACAAATGTAATACTTGAAGCATTGAAACTTGAAGGACTTTCTAATGGAGATCCACCAAGGAATCCAAGGATTTCTTCTGTATTAGCAAATTTAGACTGAAAATATTTCTCACTTTCTGATAATACAGGAACAGTAGTATATCCCGAATATCCTGAAGCATTTGACTTTACAAATGTATGAATATGAGGATCATCCTTTATATTGAATTTTCTTGAATCTACAATTTTAGGTAAATATGTTTTTCCTAACCATGATTGAACATTCCACCAATCAAAATTAATCAATCTATCTTGTAGAGGAATTTCATATGATAATGAAGTATCAATACCATCATATTTAAATCCAGTTAGATTTCTACCATCATACTCATGAAGGATAAGATGATCATCAGTAGGTCCTCTAATTTCCCATTTCCCATACAAATAAGCACAAGACTGATTAACAGGTTTAAAATAATTTTCTTTACCTGGTGTTCCAAGTTCAGGACTACATACTAGAGTTCTGAATTTACCAGCATTGCCCTCTAAATACACTTCTACCATTTCACCATCAATAAAAAACTCTATATTTGTAAATGCTGAAGCATTTGTTGTAAGATTATAGGGTGTAGCATAGGCGGCTCCAGTATATCCATAGTATATTACTTCTTGTAATTCTAAAGAATCAGTTTCCCATACAGCATGATAAAGTTTTAGTTCAAAATCACCAGTTCCTAGATTAGCTTCTTTACGAGCTAGGAAATCATAAAAACCTACACCAGTTTCAGTAAAATAATCTGTAGGTGGTTGAGTAAAATCTGCTACTTGAGGTTTACCTTCACTATCAACGTAAGGTGCTTCAGGATTACAATATCTACTTAGTCCTATATTCCATATA